TTTCCTCCTCGATGTTGGGCACTGTTGAGCGGGTAACGGGTTCGCAGGTAGCTATTAACGCCTGCCGTTCGGTGTGTGCGTAATCTTGTTGCATGTCAATCTCCTATTACTCGGGGAACATTCAACGCTATCTCCGCCGGAAACCCTGCCCTTTAGGGCAGGGAGCAGTCAAGCCGCATCCCTGCATTCACCCAACGTTTCAACTGCGCGTTTAAGCACAATTAGAGTGCATATCTCGCCGTCAGCTAGATGCCCGTTTTCGTCGAGCGTGCGCCGCGCCGCCGCCAGTATGTCGTCGCGCTGCGTGCGAAGCCTGGCCACTTCGGCGAGAAGTTCTTCTTGTGCGGCAAGCAGGCTTTCTAGCGCCTCGGCACACAGGCGGCGTTCGTAGCTCTCTGTTCCTGGTGTTATCGCGTAGGCCGGGTTTATACGGCTCCGCAGGTCATCAATCAGTTCGTGTGGTAATTTCATGTTCACTCCTTTCCGGTTAAAAAATAAATAAGTGAATAACACGTCGCTCAACACGGACGCAGGCGAACGCCGCCGATGCGGAATGATTTCCCGGCGGTGGTGATCGTGATGTAAATGTCGGATTTAAATGCTGGCATGGCAGGATATATCTATTGTTTAATGTTTTTTAATTGTATGGATAGGTGTCTACTTCACGTTCGGCGTCATGGCGCGGCGCAATGCGTAGCCGACACCATGCTCGTCGCCATCCTTCTCAAGAATGCTTGCTGCGGTGAGCATTTCTGCCTTCAGCCGCTTTACTTCGGCACGACATTCAGCAAGTGCTTTCTCTGTTTCGCATGCCTCGCACTGTTTCCCATCAACCCACCCGTGGCGGCATCGTTTTTGTCGGTAGCTCGTATCTAATTCCACGTCCTTATCCTCTCAAAATTCGGCTCTGGAAAGACGCCGAACCCGGCAGTCGAGCGCGACCCTCCGGCGATAATGCCGCCTCCGCGCCCGTTAACTTTGCGTTAGGCACCAATGGCCGCCAGTTGCTGTTGCCGCTCGGCTTTGCCACGCAACCCATGCAGCGCAGCACGCGCTCGACGGTGTTCTTGTGGCTGGCATTGCATGTCGCACACGTTTTCATGGCCTGTACGCTCCGTCGCCAGCAATCGTCATGCCCTCCTTCTGCTGCCGGTAGTCGGCGAGCATCGAGCACTTCGGGAAATCACAAAGCGGCCCGTCCACATGCGCACAACTTCCGGCGCTCTTGTCGCGGTACAGGTCGCAGTTATGCACCGGGTCATTACTCCGATCAAACAGCCGTTTCAGCCACGCAAACATCGTTTTCTCCTTCAGCCAGCTAACCCGGCGCTCAAGCGGGACCGTCCGCAAGCGGCCGGTCCCTTAGCTCTGCGTTATGCACCTTCTCGCCGTGCATCTTCAGTTCATCGCCTTTCCGCACGTTGTAGCCCTTGCGAAAGGCTGCGCCGACGATGTTGTCGAAGTATTCGAGCTTGTCGGCATCGGACAGATGCCCGATCTTCCGCAGGTATTCCGCTGTTCTTGTCGTTATCGACGGCGGTTTCCAGTTCATATCAATCTCCAAAAAAAGTGCATAACAAGTCGCTCAACGCGGAATTCAAGTCTGTCAGTATGTAGCTCACGCCAGCCCCCATATCCCATAACATTCCACCTTCACAGTAATGTTAAATTGCGGCACAAATTTCTTCTCCTTGACTACCTTCTTCTCCTTGACCATTTTTCCAGGGCTTGCCGCATCTATGCCGGGGCCAAGCGCGAAAATAGCAACCTTGTGATAAGGTTGGTTTTCATAACCGCTGATATGCACAAGGTTTTCAGCTCGCAGTTCCCTGATCAACATACGAATACTTTCCGGTGTCCTTATCAATCTATCGGCTAATGTAGCTGTAGTCATCGGCTTTATGGCCAGCGCGTCGAGGATAAGTTTGTGGCTACGCTTTTTCTTTCTGAGGGGAGTGTCGCTCCTCAGAAACTTTAATTCGTTAGTCTTTTCTTCGCGGTTAGCAAACGATTTGACCGCCCGTTTAACGGCTTCCAACTGCTCCCCGCGTTTGGCATCCTCGCATCGGGTGCAGCGGCAGTTCTGGTCAGCGAGTTGCTTTGCTGTGTAGGTTCCGTAGCTTATTTTCATGGCTTAGACTCCAAAGATCAAGGAAACGGCATAGCCGATTACGACGATAAAAAACACATAGCGGTCGGTAAGTTTCATACGAACATCCTGTCGGCTTTTTTCTGTAATTCTGCCCGTATCCAGTCCATGCAGTCGAGTTTCAGGTTACCGATGATGATACTTCTATCACCATGCCCCATAATCAGGTCTGCCAAACGGTTTTGAGTATCAGGGTTATCAGAAACCTGCGAAACAAGCGCATCAATAATCCAGTCTTGGTCGCGCATTCTGTCTGAAACCGTATCTTCAATCCAAGCCTCCTTCTTGGCTTGGAGTTGTTCCCTATCTCGCTCCTCTGCTTCGGTCAGCTCTGGCGGGTTGATTGGTTGCTCTACTTTTAATTCAAACATGATTTTCTCCTTTGGCGTCCTGCTCTAGGCCGCGTTTGATATAACTAACGATCTGGGAAGATATGGTTCTGTCATTATCTCTCGCGCGCTGTTTTACTTGCTTGTGTAGCTCGCTGGTTAGCCGAACAGACATAAACGCTTGCTTTGTGGCTGGCTTTACTTTATTTGTCATAGATTTTCCTTTTGTTGTTGAAGAAACTTATTGATCTTTTCCTGTGCATCTATATTACCTTTTCCCACTATACATGAGTATTTTTCACATTGCAAGTAATTTATAACATCTTTTTGTTCTTTGCTCAGGCTTCCGCCTTTGGTTCGTTTCATCTCGACCCACAATCGCCAAGAGGGGACGAACAAGTCAGGGATGCCGGGGACAACGCCTTCGGCCTTGAGTCTTGCAGCAGTTGCCTTGCTGCGCGACCCCCCGTTGGGTACTGCAAAAATCAAGACGCCTGGAAATGTCTGGCGAAACCATCTCACCAGCTCGCGTTGTTCTTCGTGTTCTGTCGGAATTCTGTCTTTCATTAGGCCCAGCTCCTTTTGATTACTCTAAAAAATTTCCCATCGAGCTTGTAATCGATTATTTTTGGTGGCGTCGCATTGCTCATATTGGCTGCCATGTAGTCCAGCCCTTCGCTGCCTTCAAGGTGCGCAGCATAGGACAGGTTAGCGCCCGATGATTGTGCAATGACCATCAATAACCTCATGGCCTTTTGCCCGGCGTAACCATCGTGCAGCACCGGCAAATACTCGGTGACCGGCTTGTCTGACAGGCCGCCGTAGTAGGTGCAGGCGAGCATCTCTTTGCCAGAGGCGCGGCTGACATGCTTGCGCCAATTCCAGCTAGTTACCTCAAGTTCTTTGCCGCCTAGCCCCATGATGTCATCATCATGCAGCACCAGCTTCGGCTTTTCAGGCTCTGGAAAAGGATGCCCACAAGCAGGGCAGACCATGGCGCTGATATGCACCAGCTCGTTGCAGTTGTCGCACACCTTGACCGGCGCCTCGCCGTTGCCGTCACCGCCCCGCTTGGGAGGCTGTACGTTGGTGATCGGGCCGTGAGTTGCGACAACGCCAGCGAAGTCGAGCACTAGACAATGATCAGTATGGGTCTTGGCGCGCATCCCGCGTCCGGCCATCTGGACATAGAGACCCGGCGACATGGTGGGGCGCAGCATGACAATCAGGTCGATGTCAGGATAATCGAATCCGGTGGTCAGTACATTTGCATTGGTCAGCGCACGCAAACGGCCAGATTTAAAGTCTGCCAGAATTCTCTCGCGCTCTTTTTTTGGCGTCTCACCAGTGATGCACTCTGCCATCATGCCTTGCGCTTGCAGCACGTCTCGCACATGCTCTGCGTGCCGCACGCCAGCACAAAAGAACAGCCACGCTTTGCGGTCGCCAGCCAGTTCTATCACTTCTTGCACAACGTGCCTATTGTTATCTTCTGTATCAACGGCAGCCTGTAGCTCGCTCTCGATATACTCGCCGCCGCGTTTATGAACGCCGGTGGTGTCAAGACTCTGCTTGGTGATCTTGCTTCGCAGGGGGGCAAGGTGTCCCTTATAAATCAATTCCTCGATGCTTGTCGGCTCGATGATCGCGTCGAAAAGCGCAGGCTTGTCGGTGATCAGGCCGTGGCCTAAGCGGTATGGTGAAGCAGTAAGCCCGATCACTCGCATGTTTGGATTGATAGCCGTCAGATCGCGCAGTAGTGTCCTGTATCCCCCTTCATCTTTATGGCTGATCAGGTGACACTCATCCACGATTACCAAGTCGATGTGACCTATTTGATCTGCTTTATTTCGCACCGACTGGATACCGGCAAAAGTAATCGGCTCGCCCAGTTGCCGCTTGCCCATTCCTGCACTGTAAATTCCCATCGGCGCACCCGGCCAATAAAGACGCATCTTTTCTGAGTTCTGCTCGATCAGCTCCTTGACGTGCGTGAGCATGATAATCTGCGTCTCTGGCCAGCTTTGCAGCGCGTCTTTGCATAGCGCGGCTATGATGTGGCTCTTGCCGCTCCCGGTCGGCAGCGACAGGCAAGGGTTGCCTTTGTTGCCAGCCTCGAACCATGCGTAAAGCTGATCAATGGCTCGCTGTTGGTAATCACGAAGTTTCATGCTTACAGCAATCCTTCCTGAACAGGGGGGGCTGGTATTCCATTAGTATGGCCTTGATCTGTCAAGCGGTGAGTTTTGCGTGTCATTTTTTAGTTACTCCTCGCCCATAAATAGTCCACCCTGGCTAGCTTTGGCAGATTCGATGTTCTGGCATGCCTGTACAAAATATGACTGCTTCAGCTCCGACCCAACAAACTTCCTCCCCATCTTAATCGCCTGGTAGCCAGTCGAGCCGATTCCCGAAAACGGATCAAAAACAACATCGCCTGGATTACTCCACAACTGGATGGCGCGCTCAATCAAGTCGAGGGACATCGGGCAGACGTGCCGCTCATCATCATTGTCTCTGGCGGCTTTGGCATTCAGCGTATTGCCAAATTTTATGTCCATCCAGACTGGCGAGGCATAGCGCCTCCAGCGTTCGTGCGACAGGTTGCCATGGATCGGCGGGTTCTCTCCGCAGAATTCTGTAAGCCCATCAATATGCGCAACTGGTTCTTGGTTCTCACCATCCTTGCGGAAGGCCAGCAGGTATTGCGGAATCCCTGCTCTTGAGCGTGAAGAATCCTTGCAAAGCTGCTTGTGCATCAGCCCGAGCGCCTTCGTCCTGGTGGCCTCGATCAGCGGGTCTTTCCATGCGCAATGTTCTGAGTGAAAAATAAATCCGGCATTCTGAAAGGCACGGATTACATCGCCGCGAAAATCCTTAAGGCCGATATACCCGTCCCGCTCTTTCATAGCGGGAATATTCATCACATCGACGCACACAATTCTCCCCGGCTTGGTCACGCGATGCAGGCCATCGACAACATGCGCGAAGTGCTCATAGAACTGTGCATCGTTCGTGCTGTTGCCAAGGTCGCGGTCAGAGTTTGAATATGTGTATAACGAGGCATATGGTGGCGAGAATACAGAAAGATGTATCGAGTTCTCCGGCATAGAATTCAGCAATTCGATACAATCCCCATTAATAAGTGTCCAGTTCTCGCCTTGTGCTTGATTCATAATATTATTCATATAATTTCCTTTAGCCATGATGGAATTTGAAACGTCGAAGTTGGCGCGTAGTCGGTTTTATTGCGGAAAGATGCGCCATGGAGCGATGCTGCATTCAGGTCTTTCATGTGGTCAATCATGTTATTGTAGGTTTCTTCGGATTCGCGCTCTTTGCGCTTGATGTTGGAAACGACTGCTCCTTCAGTTTCTGCCGTAATGACATGGACGTTTACCGGCTTAGTCTGGCCGAATCTCCAGCATCGCCGTATAGATTGATAAAGCTGCTCGTAGGAATCCGACAGACCGACGAAGGCCATATCTGAACAGTGCTGAAGGTTCAGCCCAAGGCCAGCTATCTTCGGCTTAGATATCATCACGCGGTGCCTACCTTCCAAGAATCCGACAATGGCCTGTTCTTTATGTTCGTCGGTGTCTGATCCACGAACTTCGACCGCATCAGGAATTGCCGATGCAAGTGCCTCGCTCTCGGCATTCAGGTTGCACCAGACAAGAAATGGCCTATCCGTCGCATTCACTAGTGCAGCGCATGCGGCTACGCGGTCGCCTATCGAATCACGGCGGGCCGATTGGCGCTCCTGTAGGGTCTGCGCTTCGACAGCAAACAGGAAACCGCTAGAAGGCGCATTAACAGACACGCAATGCTCATGCATATGCAGCGGAGGAAGGACGAATCCTTCGTCTGAATATCCAAGATCAGATGGTTTGCGAATCATCACGGCCCATGACGCCATCCACGTCCAAAATGCGGCCTGCGCGTGGCCCTTCACCCGCCATTTGCTTGTGTCTCCGCCGTCATGGGTGAAGTACATCGCCAGCATTTCTCCTCGCGTCATGATCCCGAGGAATTCAGCCTGGGTGCCGAGTTCCATAACATCATTAGGGGCTGGAGTTGCCGACGAACAAAGTCGAAACGGAGTATTTTTGAACGCTTCAATCATCCATGTCGAATACGCGCCGCTGTAGTTTTTCAGGATAGATGATTCATCGAGAGCAACCGCTCCGAATTGCTCAAGGTGGAAATTCTCCAGCCTCTCGTAATTCGTTACCGTCAGCCGCTTCGTGATTCCGGATTGGTCTTTGGCATAGGAAAGATCAATACCGAACTTCTGCGCCTCACGAACAAATTGATGCGCTACCGCTAATGGGGCTGCAATTATGCATTCATGCGGCTGCTTGTCTGCCCACTCCATCTGCATAGGGCCTTTCCCTATCCCGCAGTCTGCAAACAGAGCGGCTCTGCCACGCCGAAGCGCCCACTTGACCATATCCGCCTGATGTGAATAGAGCATCGGATTCAACGCAGGGATTGTCGTTAATCCGGTATTTGGATCAATGACAGATTTTGACTTCAAGAATTCTAAATACTTAATATTTTTATTCATCCCTCAACCCTCGCACCAAGCAGCTCGCGCACGCCCTCGACAAACTCATCGCCCATGCTGCACATCTTCGGATTGGCAAGAATCTCTCGGCTTGTATAGACATGCGCATCGCCTTCGCCGTTGGCAACATCGCGGCCTTCTATTTCATAAATTGCAGTCCATCGATCTAGGCTTGGTTTCATTTTCCACGGCACTAGGTCGGGGTGCAGGACATGACCTTCGCAGCCTTG